AGTTATAATAAAACATTTCATTTTAGTCTGGATTCTTATGACCTGATAAGTAGATCCAATTCATTGAACGCCAAGTTGTTGGTAAAACATCTGGTTCAAATTTAGTTTTCCAAAAACAATATGGCAAGCTTACCTGATCCTGATAAGACCAGGTTAAATTTTGTTGATGCCACAGTTCCCCCAGTTTTTTGACCGTGGGATTGGTCATATCTCTAGCTGAGACACCACACTCATACAAGCCATATTGTTCTGGAAAGTTTTCACTTTTATAAAAAGCGACCTGCTCATCAAGTGGTTCTTTTGCATACTTAGGTGGTCTTATTGTAGCTTCTCCATAGGCGCAATGTCTATTGTCAAAGTGTGGAGATATAACAAATCCATTATTCATATATGACATAATTTCCAAAACAAAATTTTCATTTACTATTCCCATATCACCATCAATCCAAATTAAATATTTATAGTTTATTAAAAGCGGTATTGAATGAGGATTTAACTTTGGTCTTTTAGATCTCCTTCTATTGTCAAGATGCTCATCACCCAATAGCACTGGCATCCATGGCTGCGGAACTGCTATGTTTTTATCGGTAAAAAAAATATAGTCAACACCTTCTATTTTTTTTTGTTCTAATAAATAATCGTAATCTCCAGTAACCGCAGTAACAATAACTGTATTTTTAAACCAATCATTAACCATAGATTATTCCTCAAATGAAGTTGTTACAATATGACCATTTAGCTGGTCTTCTGGTGGAAGATTTTTTCTAACCAATATTCTTTGCACCCATCTATCTGTACCATCATATTTGGGCTGAAATGGTTTTCTACCATGTATAGTTTTGTTATTGTCTATGATTAAAAGATCGCCAGTCTCTAAAACAATTTCTTGGACGCAATTAGAAACAGCTTCTCCAAATTTATCTATAGCCATACTCGCTAATATATTTACTGGCTTCATAAGATCTTCATCATAAATCATACTATACTCACCCCTCGTTTCCTCTTTCAAAAGATGTGATGTCGTCAGCCTGTATGATTTTCCTGGCAGTTTGAAACTTTGATCAACGCCAATGGTGAAAGCTGAATTTTTTAGATATTGGATTATCTCACCACTTAGTTGGGAAACTATATCTTCGACATTCGCATATGTCGTAACCGCGGTGGGGTCGCCCCTAAGACAAAGGAGCATTACATAATCCGGTTTATACGGATGAAACGCGGCTTCCGTGTGAAGGGCCAACTGAACTTTAGACGATGTAGATATCTGCTGCCACTCCGTTTTGTGACAGGGAATTATATTTTGTATTAACGCACCGGCTTGTTCTTGAACATAACTAATTGGGTGACCAAATTTAGACGCATACTGCAGTAAAGATTGTTCAGCTCGATAAAGTAAGGAGCTTTTGAAATACGGTTGCGCTGGAGTCGAAGGTATGTCCCCTATGTGAATATTTTTGTGTAGAACAACACTCATAACTATGCATTATAGCATGCTTTTCAAAATCAAAAAATATAATTTTTGTAAATCTTGTGGCTGAATACTAAAAACATAATCCTGCTCTCCAGCCCTGATTGTCATGCAATGAACGTTTAAAAGATCTCCACTTGAAGTTATTGATGGGGTGGATTTTGAAATACTAATATCAGTTATGGATGGCATAAAACCATCAAATATACCATCTTGTGACATAACTATATTATATTATTTCCTCTTTCTTTTCTTTCCAATTTTTCTTAGGGTCTTAGCCAAGTTGGCTTGACGAACTGTGGTTGAACTGTACCTGCCTGGATTCTTTGTGACAGCAGCGGCAAATGCGGGCACAGACTTACCAGCTTTCTTTGCCTTAGCCGTAAAGGCGCCAGGTCTTTTAACTGCTTTTTGAATCCACTTTTTATTTTTTTTCACCGCCATAATATGTTTGCTCCTAAAAGATTATTCTTCTTCCAATTTCCGTAACATTATCTATCTATTATAACATAAATTTTATTTTTTCACACAATCATTTTGTTTTTACTCAATTATTTTTATATCCTTTCTTTTTTTTCTTATCTTTTACTTTCTCTCCAATTTTAAATTTTTTATCATCTAAATCAAATCCACCAAATTTATTAAAACTAGCCTTAACATGATCGCTTAAATGATCGTCTAGCTTAGCCTCAATATGTGCCACATCTTCATCTATATCCTGAAGAACACCAGTCATTATTTCTAGTTTATCGGCGACCACAGCGTGATCTCTGGTATTTTCTTTCCTACCCCTGTCAACCATTACGGCGAGAATGGAACCCACAACACCAATGAGGGCTACGATGATCGCTTCCATAATTATAGACCTATTCCCAAATCGTCAAGAACACGTTTACCGGCCTTAGGGCCTTCTCCATATCCTTTTGCCTTTTTGTAGGCCACAACCGCATTTTGCGTAGTCTTATCAAACTGGCTATTAATTAACCCTTTATAATAGCCTCGTTCAGCTAGCTCTTCCTGCAATTTGGCAACCCTGGGGCCACCATCGCCCGGATCAAGATCGCCCCCATCGTCTTTATGTGCAGTTTGGGGCTTGGGGCTTGCAAGATTAACAATTGGTGTTGAAATTGGTTTGACGAAGTTATTTCTTGTCATATATTCTACTACCGCTACAGGGGGATTATCTCCGCTCAGTATAGCGCAAATGCCATGGCTCTTCGGGTACCACTTCCCACGAAAATCCAAACCTGCGAACATTAGCAATAAGCCATTTTAAACGCTTTGGTTCTCCAGCTGTATGAACATCAACGGCCAATCCGACTATTGTGCTGTGACGTACCGGGTGCCGCTAGAGAAGCCAGCTTAGAATCTTTCTTATACCACTTCTTGCCTTCAAAAGTTCTAGTAGAATTGCCATTTGGTGTTGTCGTATAACGCTGCTTAAATGCCACAAGCTGTGATTCATATGTTCTGTATGTGTCACCGGCTGAAACGGGTTTTAACTCAAGGCCATCCGCCTTTGCGACCTCTACCATTGCGTTCCAAGCATTGGCTGCTTGCCAATGAAGTTTACCGCCACCAGTTGCTGGACGAAGAAGGGCTTCTGGTAACCTACCGGGAGCAATTCCCCTAAGATCTGCCGGTTGTTTTACCGGGACTACGATATCCCACTCTACTTTTGGCATTGGATGCTTTCCTATCTAGTAAAAATTAATAACCCATTTTTTTCTTTGAAGATTTTTTCTTGATCATTTTCTTACCTGTTTTTTTCGCGTATGCCTTAGCCTTCTTTTCGCCAGTTTTTGTATACGCAAATAATTTATTTCCTACCTTGGGCATTATTTATCCTTGCTATTTGTGCTCTTTTTTGAAGAGCCTTTTTTCTTTTTAGGCTTCTGTTCAACTTCTTCTTGTTGAACTTCTTCTTGTTGAACTTCTTCTTGTTGAACTTCTTCTTGTTGCGTTGTAACTTTTACATATTTTGACATATCAATACCATTATTTTTTTTAATTTTTAGGTTGAGGTTTTGGGGTTGGAATTTCCCCCAATTTTTTAGGAAGACAATTTCCTTTAGACGTTAATCTAGATTTAGCTAAAGACATTAAATTAATTTACTTTTTGGGACGACTTTTTTTTTATCTTTGAACTTGCAGCTTTTTTTGCGTTTCCTGGTCGAGGACCAGCTTTCTTAGCTTTTACTGCTTGTTTTGCCGCCTTAGAAACCTCTTTCTTAGCATCGGCGACGATCTTTGTTGCCGTTGCAGACGCGATGTCTGCCACCACTTCTGCCTGACTAACCAAATCATCAATAACTTTGGCCTGAGCTTTAGCAAAAGCGCTATCTGGATCTATTTTCTGGGCCTTAAATATAAATGACTTTATTTTGCTCACTAGATTTTTAAACATTTGAACCTCTATTTATTTTTAATTTTTATTTTATATGGTTAATAGTAATATTATACTGCTCATAATAGTAATTATCAATTATGTCTTTTGATTATTTGCCCTGTTGAGACTCCTTAATCAAAACATATCTATCTCCAGTCTCTTTTGAGACTATGGAAAACCCATAGGCTGCCGCATCCTCTATCGCTGTCTGAAGGGCTTCTTTATCCTCAAGGGAAACATTAGACAACGGAAGACTGATACCAGCATAAACATCTATATTTTCAAAGTTTCCAATATTTATTTTTCTGTTTACACCACAAATCAAAACTGGAGATGTTGAAATGCTAATACCCGGATTAACATTGACCATCGAACCTAATGGCGAATCTGTCGACTGCTCAAAAGCATTTTTACTTATTTTAGGCATTTGTTTCTACTTTCATTCCTAGTGCTATTAATGTATTTAAAGTTTGCTCTTCGAGCGACATGTAATTTGTATCCATAATTATGTCTGCCATCTTTTTCACCTGTTCTATTCCATTTTCTGAGGAATGTTCTGATTGAATCCTTGTTGAAAGATATCCATCTCTCTTCAAAAGTCTATTGTTTAAAGTTTCTTCAGAGGCCTCAAAGCATACTATAAAACCATTCGGTTGTTTTTTTATCGCTTCTGCCTCATTCGAATATCTAACATCGGATATAATAATTGCCATTTTCGCGTCATCTTCGTCGCTATCATTTTCATTGCAAAATTGAGCATATAATTTATAACTCTTAACAAGGGCCCAATGCGCAAAACAATTTGGATAATTTTTTCTACAAACATCACCAGCCTCCTGCAAAAATGTTCTAGGCTTTACACCTTCGGGCTCAATTGGTAGGTGCTCAAGTTCATAAACTATTTCTAAAAATTTTTCATATTGTGGTATATTCCCAATCGCTGAACTGCCATATAATTCGTAAAGAGCTTCATGTAACGCAAATAATTTTCTAGATTTTTCATTTATACCTATTGTATTCTTTTTAATAGAAGCCATTTCATACAATGGTAACGCAAAAAACAAATGGTCCCATCTATAGCCATATTTTACTGTCTCCAAAGACCCCTTGGGCACAATAGAATCGGCTACCGACGTTTTGCCACTACCCGCTTTACCGGCCAAGCCCACTATAATTGGTTGATTAATCCTAAAGTTTTTCATAACTATAGATTATATCATAATCCCTTCTGCTTGTTTTTTAACTGATTCAAAAAAGTATTTGCTAGATAATCTGGTTCCCAAACCAAATTTCTTGGGACTTGTATAAGCCTAAATCTATACTCTGATTTAATTTCCTCAATCGTCATTAACAATGGGAAAAGAGCTGGATTCTTACATTCCCATACTCCATTTACCTGGTTGGCGACGACAGCTGAGTCAGTATAAATTATTGGATCAACAAAATCAGACAGAGCACATATCAAAAGAGAAGCTATTACGGCTTCATACTCAGCTTCATTATTGGTCCTAGATCCAAGGCCTCTTGCAAACTGAGCAACTTTTTTTTTATTTTTATAAACTACTGTTGCGCAGGCGGCTTCTCCTCTTCTTTTTTGCCCCTGTCCCCTAGAGGCTCCATCACAAAAAACTTCTATATTCATTAATCTATTTTAACATCTACTAGAATATTTAATTCTTGTGCTCTTTTTTTTATATTATCTTCTTGTCTTTTAGAATTAACTAAATACGTATTAATAAGTGAATATTTACCGCCCCTATACTCAACTTGAGCTGGAAAATCTAATCCATCTTTTTTTTCTGAGTAAAATTCATCTATTTTATTTACATTTTTATAGTGTCCAATAAACATAAATCATCCTTTAGTATGTTTTAAAATCTTCATCTAAGTAATAACCCTTAGACTCTCTGCTTGATGCTATTTGCATTGATTGTACTTTGTCCATAAGTTTTCTAGCTGATTCAGAAGCTATTCTGGCCGAACCCTCCAATGATTCAGCCAAGCTTACAATTGCCTCGCACGTAATTAGCGCAGAATATTCTGCTTCTGCGGCCTCCATTGCGGTCGCTTCTCTCTCTGCTTCGTTTTTCCCAACCCTAGAAGATTTATAAACTTTTTTATATTTTCCTTCTATCAATTTATAATTTGCTCTTGCCATACCAGCAAATCTTGCTGATCTTCCATAAACATTTGAAGTTCTTGCTACAAGGGAAGCAAGTTTATCCAGACCAAGATCAACAACTTCTTCTTCTGGTATTTCTATGAAATATATATTATCTTTGCTATTATTTACATAAGAATTTATTACCTCTTGAATTTGTGGATTCAAAAAATCAGAGAGAAGACTTTGCAATTTTTCTATGTTTTGAAGATTCATTAAGATTCCTTTTTTATATTTAAGTCTTTTATCATTTCTTTCATATCATGTTCTATTATAATATCTCTTAATTTCAATTTAATTTTAGACAAATGTTCTCTGACGGTATTTGGATGTTCATTTATCTTTTGAGAAATTTCACTTGATTTTTTACCATCTACAAATCTCCATTTTATCAGCTGTCTCTCTTGAACGGTAAGTTGATCGAAAGGTAAAATAGTTTTTTCTCCAAGAACCCACATTTCATTTAATTCATCAGTAGAGATAAATTGCTCAAGCGTATATTCAATTGGTTCTGGCGTAAATCCAGGTTGTTCATTATCCTCTTCTTGATCATATGTATCGTCCATAATTAATGGAAATGTTTTTCTTCCTAATTGATCTATTAAAAAAGTATCTACATTTTTTTTCAAAAGATAAAAAAAATAACTATACAAAAAACCACTAAATGGTATCGCTCCTTTTGCAGAATCTTTTCTTTCATATCTCTTTATACATTGAAAAAAAGTCATGCTAACAGTTTGTCTTATATCTTCCTCGTCACCATATCTTTTGGCCATATACTGTATGCCGGTTCATAACTTCTTGAACATGTTTATAATTTACTCTATTTAATTTATTTTTCATTAAAGCAAACCTGACATAAGAATTTTTAACGAATAAACTTATGAACCTTCTAATATCATAATCATCAAGATTATATCTACCATGATAAAGCAATGAAACATATTTGGTTAAAAAATTATTAAATACTTTCAATAATTCTTCTTGTGCTTTTGAATTTTCTTTTTTTGCTTTTGCAATTAATTCTTGTATTTCTGATTCTGCAAGGTTGTAATATTGTTCTTTATATGCAACCATGTATTACTTGCCTTCCCAATTTGGGATTAATGAACCATACTCGGTTCTTATGTCTTCATAATATATCACCATTGGAACCTCTAATTCTTCCATAAATTCAACAGCATCTTTTGAATATTTGCTAATGATGCATATTAGTTTTTCAAATTCTTTTGGATAATACCTTTTAAATCTTTTTAATTTAACTTTACTTTTTGTATCTAGATATCCTTTGATCTCAATCCATTCTTTGGTTTTATTAATAAAAAAATCTGGGGTATAACCCTTGGTTCCCCTTTTAATTGGAAATGCAAATACTGTCGGTTCAAATTCAAATTTTATATTATACCCATTAAATATTCTTATGAGGTTTGCTTCCCAATTAGATCTTACATTAAGCTGTATGTCGGATCTAAATCCTGTTTTAGTATTTTTATATGCATTGCCCCTGTTTGAAATCTTTTTTTCAGTAAACACAGCTTTTGGTAAATTTTCTAATTTTACGTTAGAAAAAATTGGAGATTTTTTTAAAGATCTTGTAGAAAAAAATGTCTTCGAATTGACAATCTCAGTTTTCATGTAGTAACCTCTATTTTGTTCATAACATAATATAAATCTTAACAAACATTATACTTTATAAAAAATAAAAATACAAAAATATGTTGCAAAAGTTGCAACGGAAGACACAAAAGGATATAATGGAAACCATGATAACAAAAGCAGAGCTGTTTAACAGCATCAAACAAACAATAAACTACAATGTAATCGATAGCCTCCAAGAGGCTGGTTACGACAATGCAACGGCGACCAAACTAGTTACTCAGTTTGAGGGCCTTGAAGCCAATGATCTGGTCTTTGAATCAGATTCAAGCTTTTAATTAATATTATATTAAAAATTCCCCCGCAGAAATGCGGGGGCTTTTTATGCCCCAGCTGCTTTTTTATTCCTGAAAACACCCGTACCACATACTCCACTTTTTGCGTGATCACAGTAAGTACAGGCTCTAAGATTTGAAGTAACTGCAAAAGAATTGTCGTTGATTATTTCATTTATAGAAATAATTAAATCTTGTTTAAGTTTTTCTAAATCCTCCTTGGTATAAGTATGACTCTTATGTTTACCGGATCTTAAATAATACAGTTCGGCTGTTATTGTTTTATTCGGAAACAGCTCTGAAGCCGCTATTGCATATATCCCTAACTGAAGGTTGCTTGAAATACTTTTTTGCGCAACCTCCCATTTACCGGTTTTGTAATCAACAATTGTTACTTGGTCACCAACAACATCTATTCTATCTATAAACCCAACTATTAAATGATTTCCTAATATAAATTTAAATCCACATTCTTTATCATATACATTAAATTGTGTATCTATATTTTGATCATAAAATTCATCAAGTATTTCTTTGCCTAAAGAAATAGTTTGTTCTGATATTTTTTGATTTGGATCATATGATTTTTTATTTTTTTCATATTCAATTTCAATTTGAGAATAATCTAAAGAAGAATCATTTGTTATAACATTTTCTAAAACCGCATGAACTATGTTCCCGAAGTACTGCGGCTTCACCAAATAATTTTGGTTCTTTTAGGATATAAGAATAAAAATACTTAGCCGCACATTGTTTATAGGTATCTATCCTTGAATACGAAAATTCAGTAAGAGACAACCTTTGAAGCGGAGTTAGATCTTCTAATTTTTTAATTGCTATTGTCATTTAAGTCTTTGCGTGGATCGTATACAACATTCCCCTCAGCATCATATTCTACGCCATCTTTATCTATTGTATGATTATTAATAATATTTTTATATAAATTTTCTCCGACGGCGACCCAGCCTGAAGTACCTATTTCCATAAAATCATCTTCTATATATGGCCAAGGCATAGCAGTTTCCTAGTAAACTGAAATTACTGTATCGTTTATTGAATCCATATTGAAATAGTAATTCAATAAACCATATATATCATATAGTTCTTGTTTTGTGGCCAAAAAACCAACCACCCCCGACTGCACGAAATATGATGGCTCGGACGCCTCTCCGTGTTCGTATTCAATCAGCGTAATGTCTCCAAGCAACATTCTTCCAACTTCTTTTTTATTCTTCATATTAGTCCTCGTATATTGTTATAGGATTGAAATTCGGATCATCCATTTTTTCTCGCATGTCATTGACATATGAATCCCAATCGGCTTCGTCTTGAGATTGTTTTTGGTATTTAACAGTTCCTTTAAAGGGATTGCTATTAAACTTTGTTATTAACAACTTGCCATTTTTAGTTTTCCATCTAAGAATACCGTTTTTGCAGTCGCAAAAATCATCGTTATTAACGTCAATTTTCCCACGTGGATCATATCGACCACTGCAGCCGTTACACTTTGTATATCTACCCTTATCTTGACAACGACTGCACGATAAGCAATATGCCCAACACGGTTTTGTCGCGGGGTTTTGGTATGTTCCAGAAATTGTCATTATTCTATTTCCAACTTTAATATTTTTTCTACTATTGGCACTATTTTCGTAGATGCCAGCGAATCAAACTTATAAATAAACTTATGTTTGTTATCACAAATTTCCAAAAAAACAGGTCTGTTACCCTTATTGTTGGATATTATATCATAGATATTATCTATTGTCATTTTACTAACATTATTTTTTAAATTAAATATAATTGGTTTTCCGCCAATAAAAATTTTTTGATCAATTTTTTCTGACGAATTATAAAATATTTTTATAATAGAATTTTCTTCATCATTTTCTTTATTTAAATTTCCATTTATAATTA